CAAACGGGTACCCGTAGTTAGTACTAGCGTCGCCCCTTGTAACAAACGTCAACGCTCCGATTCCGAACCGCAAAGGTACGTTGCGAGGTGGAGCGAAATCAGTTAGAACGAAGTTAAAGTCTTGTGGCTCTCCTTGGGCCGGGTCGTAAACGATCTGACGACCAGGAGAAAACGTCGAAATACCAGTAAAAGACACGCCGATAGCCAAATTGGCTATCGACAGGTTACCGGGTTGGAAAGAGTTGCCAACCCCAACCGATGTGATCAGTTGGGTTTCGGCCATCTGACTATGCTGCTAAGGATGAAGCCGCGAAATGCGCAGCAATACGTTCGTCGGACAGAACGCCGCCGTAGAAAGCTACATCGGATATTTGTCCGACGAACCTACTAGTGGAAGTAGAAGCAGCCGCTTGACCTATTCGCGTAAACTTCGCCCATCTTGTACGCGCGTTAGTATAGAAAGGATATTCCCCCCTACGGACACCGTCGATAAAAACTGCTATGGTGTTCGTCACAACGTTATCCATGATCAACGCAAAGTGATGCCGCTGATTTAGAGCAATGTAAGCGGCCGTTTGAAACGTGTAAGTTATCAAGCCTCCATCGTAATCATAAATATCAACCTTAACATTGCGATCAGAAGCTAAGTAGATATTAAAAACGGCGGATGTTCCGTCTCTATGCGCAGACGAAAAAAGAACGCGATCACCGGATATGTTTGTAACTCTGAAGAAGCACTCTAACGTGCATCGAGGGGCGATCAACGATCCTTCGAGGTTGAAAGCCGAATTGCCGTCCAGGTATACACTTGTGCGACCGTCGGCGAAAGAGGTTGTATTGCCGTACGTCGGTACCCCAACACGTGTCCACTGAAAGTCTCTGCGTCCGAACGCGGATCTCTCCCCCATAACTAAGTTATACGAAGGATCGCTAAGCTGCAAGTACTGGGTCGGAAGGTCCGCGATGACCTCCTGTCCGTACCCAGAAAGTATAGGAGCAGGGTATACATAGTTGTCTGGGTCCGCGTACGATCCGTAAAACTTAGCTACTTCTTCGTCGGAGAGGACCCGTCCTAATATCCCAGCATAAGCAACGCCGCCAGATAAAATCGGTGGGTAGCCCCACCGTCGGTAGTAGTTGTCTGCTGAGCTATTATTTACTACTGATTGCTTTCCGCCCCACTGGAAACCTTGTAAACACCGAGCGAACCCACTAACATCGACATTACTCTCGAGATATGTAGACCAAGAAACTGTACCGTTATTAAAAGCACACGATACATATGTAAAGAGCCGTCCAGCACCCCCTAAACTAGTATTCGCCTGTAACGTCCCGTCAATGTATACTTTTATATACAGCCCTTCTTTGTACGTAACAACTACGTGATGCCATTCGTCCGGGCTTACTGTGGCAGTAGCCCGGACAGTACTCATGTTTGTCGATCCAAGAGCCATGCGCACCTTGACTTCGACCGCATCCACTTCCAGCATAACCGCCCTATAAAAATGAGGGTACGCATTCGACTCGGCCTCAACATACGTAAACAGATTATAGCCATCATCTCTGAGGCCGAGAAAATCAACTATATAACCCGTTTTACCTGTTTCCGGAGTTTTGATGATGTATTCAAAAGTAAGTTCTCCGTAATTAGCTACGTTACTGGCGACGTCTGCTCCGTAGTACCCGCCTCTGAACATAGTTCTGAAGCCGCTTCCGGTAACGGTGTCGTCTCCAAGAACCCCAACCACTCCCGGGACAGAAGAAGGCTCAGCGAGCCATCCAGATGCAGGAGAGAGGATTAACGGAGCCTCTGTGTGGAAGCTACCATCGGCGGTCCCAACAGATGACAACTTTGCCGGAGTAAAGAATGTGAACGCTCCATGTACAAACGATTCAAGTGCGAAGAACCCGCCCATTTTAGGGTCACTGAATCTGCAATGCCAGAACTCTTCAGAAGCGTTTAATGCACTTAGAGAGTTGATCGGTTTAACCCTGTCGAAAACAAGCGCGTTCTTTGGCTGCGGCCCAGTAGGATCGTGGGCCATTACACAGTATTCTAGATCTGCATTGAGTCCATTAAACGAATAACTTCCATCCGCAGCGCTTAGGGTCGAACCTATCTTCGTAAAATTGTCCCGTTCGTATAGATGTACGGGATAGTTAGCCATAGGGACGCCGTCCTCGGCCACGATGCCGAAAATTCCGGCAGTTCCATTGTAATACGTGCTACGGCGATAAGGAGCCTGTTCGACGAGTTTATAAGCAGTCGAAATGTATACAGGTGTCCCAGTCGATGCTACCGGCGCACGGTGTGCCCCTACCACCACCCACGATGCGTTGTCCCATGAACCTTCTACCCATACGTCTACAGCGGCGGCCACCAACCTAGCGCCGTAAGTATCACCTGTAACGAAGTTGAGTTTAAACCGATTTATAGTAGTCGGAACGTCGTACTCAAACCGGATGTACCCAGCGAAATAATCCGCTGCATCCCAAAACATACATGCGAAGCTTGTGTCATCAACAAGTACATTACTTACTGGGTAAGTAACTTCGTCGTAAAGTTTTGTGGCGTCAACGACAGTAGGCGCGACGGACAAAGGAGTGTTTGTCTCATCACACGGTATAAGAGATGCGATGTTTTGGCAGGATAAGTTCTCCGTCTTGTTAGGAACGAACTTAACCCGCCAGTACCTAAAGGTACCGTATTCCATACTTTACAGCCTGAAAATTCGGTTTACACCATTGTCCCACGTTACGATAATATCGCCGCCGTTTGGAGTGATCGGGAGGCCTGTTGCTGTATCCAAATACGCAATGAGCGGGGAGTTACCCGGGACACCACTAACATCTTTATAGATGACAACGGCCTCGATGGTGTTCCCCGACACGTTCTGGAACGTACAGTCGTTTCCGTCCAATGCCCCGTTCGATTCAACAGTGGTGTTGGCGAGCAAAACACCCGCCGCACCCGAATCGCCGAAGTTACGCGCGGATTCACCGATGTCGGACAGATATTGGTGAACAGAGAAGTTAGGCGTATATGACCCCGTATCGACGAGACACACTTTGAAAGTGTCGTTGATCCAGTCAATTTCGCCCTTAGCAAAACGGCTACGAGCGCCGTCGTAAAGAGTATTAGCCATAAATTATACCTTAACTATCAGTTAGTTCGATCTTGTAACCGACTTGGAATGCATCGCCGTTGTTTACTACCCGGACTGAACCGTAACGAGTAGCAGACACTAAGTATCCAGAGGTCCCGCCCTTAACGTTGCTGGTAAGAAGCGCCATACCAGAAATGTTCAGCGTACTAGTACAAACGATGTTGAACGTAGCAAGAGAGGCTAAGTTATCAACAACACCGTCGACGGTAGCTCCTGGGGTCCACGTCGGACGGTTAGCATTGGAATAACCTTCTGAGCCGGACGTAATTTCTGACGCCGTTGCCGTAAAGTTAGCCGCGGTCCAGTTAGCTGCCGGGTTTACTGCACCTGCGAACGGAGCCAGATAGAATCCGGCTTGTTTCGCTAGTGCGCCTAGAGCGATGTCTAAGATCATCGCGATACCTTGGGCAGGCAGTAAGTTAGGGGTTACACGGAACTCGTCTTCTTTACCGAGGATACGGTCGTAGTAAGTACCGGTAAGCTTAATGCCGCGATGGATAAGCACGCCACCATCGCTGGCCTCGAAATCCCCAGACTCCACAAAGTTGCGGATTTCCTTTTCGTGTTTTTGAAAATCACTTCTCATATTTTAATCACCTTGGAAGGACAGTTAGCCTGTCGCCGTTAACAGATAAATAACCTTTATTTATTGGGAGCGACTGTAACCGCTCTCCCTGAGGCGCCTTTGTAGAACCGTCAGGCAGCCCAATCACAAAACCATTCTCTTCTAGCCACACTGCAACTTCGTTGGCATTACCAACGAGTTCCTCGGACATGTCCGTTGTAGGTACTGCTGCAGCGACACCTTCCCAAGACTTGCCTCCCACTACACGTTGCAGAAAGTCAAACGGAGAAGAACCCGCCAAGAATCTCACGCTATTAGTCAGCCCAACGAATATACCGGTTTCTAACGGAACAAGCCATTTTATGCGCTCTTCAAAGGAGAGTATACCACGAACAGTGTCATATACGCCATACCACATTGGTTCTGAAAAGAATAAACTGTTGCCTTTTGAAGAGATTAAGCGCCCGTTCCAATAAGCTATGTATCGTCCGGCGGGTAATGGAGCCAAAACTTTACCGTCGTCGACCTGGTCGGTAGTACTAGGAACTCCTTCAAAAGTTTCGCCGTCAACAAAGTACAGATTAGAGCCAGTACTGACCACCAACCGCCCATTCAACACAGTATATGCTACACCGGACGTTGCGGGGAAAAGCGCAATGAATCCAGCATCATCCAGCAGACCAAAAGCGCCGTCCACTACCCCGTAGAAGTACCGCGAATGGATGCGGCCGGAGTGAGACGGTACAGAATCAGCCTGGACCCACGAAGCGCGTGTCGCTGGCCATCCATCGCGATCGATGTCTACATTTATACCGACAACAAACGCACCCGGTCCTCTCCGAGAATCGGAATCTACAAGTTGGTGTGGGGGGTGGATATTGTCCAACCCACCCGACCATGGACCTAAATTAGCTGGTTTGCTCATCGTAGCGCGCTAAATCATGTAGAGCAATTACAAGAGCACGAACGTTTGTTCGGGCGCTTACAATAGAACGAACTACTTCTTCTGTATCTTCGTCGTCCTTATTTCTAAAAAGCATCTGTAAATCTCTCAAGATCCTATCATAAGGTTCTATGGTATCCGCAAAACGTCTATAAACGGACGTCTTTATGGAAACACTGAAGTCCACAAATGCGATCCGAGAAACGCCAGCATCGATAACAGCCCACCACCAAAAGCGGTTATCCCAGCAAGGAGGATTTTAGTTCTATCTTTAGCTTCCTGGTCGATGTGAGCACGTAACATAGTACTGACGTAGTCCATCGACTTGCGCATTTCTGACTGGGCGTCCTTTACGTCGTTCCCTAACTTAGTAATACTAGCGTGTAGTTCTAACATACGGCGCTCCCAAGCCTCCGCGCGAGTTTCAAGCACAGCAAGCCGGGTTTCTACCGTCATCACTCGATCAACGAGACGTTCAGTTTCCTCTTCCAACCTAGAACGTGGGATAAAGTTAGACATCTTCGCGAACTACCTTGATACCTTGCGCCCGCAAGGCTCGGATGAACGCGTCCAAAGTTGCTGCTAATGGTGAGTTACCGAGCCCATCAGAAATTGCTGCGTCAACGGTCACATCACCAGATACTTTTGCGACAGGCGATAACTTGTCCGCAAACTTACTATTAAGAGAAACAGATACTTCGTACTTCATAATGTTGCTACTGGCACAATCACCGTATGGTCGATATCTTCGCGCCAAGGAGTCACGCCTTCGTCTAGGGATGTGGATTTCCGGTGAGTGATGACAACTTGTGTCGCTCCTTCGTCCACACTAAAGCGCACGGCATAAGCTTTTCCGTAAACGGTCCCATCTGCTGCGGTTATGTTCCCGACGTAAGCCGAATCTGTAACGATAGTACCGCCTTCGGCAAACGCTTCGTGGTCGGTAATTACTTCGTTCTCCAGGAGCCAGTCGCCATAAGAAAAGTAGACCACGTCGGTGGAATCCGGATCCACCGGGTCGTTCTTCATAAGAACTGGGGTCTTCTTGTTATGGATGTAAGCCATATTACGCAGATGCTACGGTCATTGTTACAGTGACGTCGAGCAAATCGCCATCACCGATGGTCTTGTTACCTTGAGTAAACGCGCCGACGCCATAAAGTACGCCGGTATTATCTACACTAGTAGCGACGAATGCACCGCCTATAGCGGTGTCGTTGGCGTTAATAGTAAACTGCGCCTTACTAGCAGAGTTGTCCAGTGAACCGGCAGCGGCGGTTCCGAAGGTAAGCGCTGGTCGGGACCCGGTATAGGCAGTTACTTCGGTCCATCCAGCGTGGGACGCTAAAGTATCAGCAGCGTTGGGAACAGGATCTGCACCAGTTAGGCCCACATACCAAGCCGCGTTATACCCACTGCCCTTGAAATACTGTGTTAGAACGTCGTTTAACCCTTCGGTTACGACCATATTCTCGATCTTATCGGTCCACTTAACGTTGCCATTCGCATCGTAACAAGTAAACTCATAGATATTCTTTACTTGGATAGGATTCTTTACCATGTTGTTATCCTGTGGAACCTATTTTGTCAGAAGCTATAACATCAATTATACGCGTTGACGGTTGAACGATCAACGTTTTTTCAAAAACGCCGGACACAGTAGACAGTTTATCGGAGAACGAAATTCTTACGACGTTGTCCTTAAATTGCATGCGCACTATGCGCCCGTCGTTCGAAACAATGCCTAGGTCGAACTTCGCACTTAGTACGTCGATATACGATATAATGGACTCAACGTAATCAGCCACGTAATGAATGGATTTTACATACTCATCAGATAGTTGTGCTGATACAGTGAAATTGCCATACGCCTGAACGAAGTGCGCAGTTACCGCATCTAGAACTGCGGTTAGTTCAGTGTTACTGAAGCAGCTCGCCGCAGAAGCATAGAACACAGACATCAGTACTGATAATGGTACCGAACCGAGGACAACCGCCCGGTTACTTAGGGACTGCGAAGTTAGAACATTCAACGAAGTGCTTTGGGCTACAGTCGCGGTTCCTTCTACTGCGGACGCCGCTTGTAAAGAAGCAAACATATCCGCAAACGTGTTTCTAACTGCAAAGAAACTCTTGTCCAAGGACACGGCGATCGCTACCGAAACGGGCGCCCGAAGCGCTCTGCCACTTATAAGTTCCGCAGTTGCTAAAAGGACGGCCGAATCAGTGGCCGCGGCGTGATTTAAAAGGGTGTAATCACTCGACAAAGCAAGAAGTATGCTCCCTTGTTCGGCCCTGGGCGTAGTAAACGCGACGCCAAAAAGTCCAGAAAACGTGACAGATAGTTCGAGGAGTATCGGCGGTGCATACCCCCCTAGAACGAGGGTGGTACTCCCTCTCTCTCCACATAGATTAAGTCGAGTCGAACCGGGCAGTTCCGCCCGGTCAAAATTAACAGCTAAACCAGTCGGAGCCTCGTACCCACATGGGTCGGCATCAAAGTCAACGGCAAGCCTGTCAGGAGGGTAGGCCACATCAAGTCAAGTACGGGGGATCAGACTTGTACGGATGATCGGACGGCAAGGAACCCACTAGCCCCCATTTATGTGCAAGGTAGCCCTCTACCCGTTGACGGTCGCTTGTATTCAACGCCGAAGGTACAACAACAACCTCGTGGATGTACCCAGAATGGTAGTTATTAGCGCGGCGCGCAATATAGGAAAACGCAGCGCCACTTATCGGATTAGCCGTCCCTGCTGTTCCGACAGCCGCCCCGTTAGACCACAACTGCACGTCAGACCCACGCCGCAACGACGTTATGAAGGGACCAGTTGTGAGGTTTGCCGCGCCGTGCGTGTTGAAATCCGCTCCACCATTGAGAGCGCTGTATCGAATGTTATCTGACCACCATTGAATCGCGTATGGAGGAGCACTTGTCGCCGCACCACCAAGAGTCATAGAAATGATACCAGTCGTGCTACGCTGAAAAACCTCGAATACCGTCATGTTCTCTGTTAATGGTAGCGTTCCGCTAATATTCATCCACCCAAAAGGCGAGCACAACACTCCGGCACGCGAATTGAGCACGTTGCCAACGTAGGTAGGCTGACTGCCCGTGGTAGCTTGCACTCCATGTTTTAGCTGTCCGCTCTTGTCATTCCATTGCGCGACAAAGCTATCACGGAAAGTGAAGCTAAACAAATCTGCTGCATCTACCCAAAAAGATGTCGTGATATTTGCCGGAGTCCATAGCACTGACGACCCCGGCTCATTTGGACTGATCGGCCCATGCGCCAAGGGCCGGACCCCGGCCCCGTAGTCCGCCAGGACGAAGAAGGTCTCCCCCCCCGTCATGACTAGATTCGTGGCATCCTCGAAGGCGTATTCGCCTGTGGACGGGTCAGACAGAACTTCTGCCCGAAGCGCCCCCGTGGCCGCGTCGTACAGCCGCAGGGTGGCCTGGGCGATTGCGCCGTCGAGCCGGGTCACGCCCGCGATCTTGCGCAACACACCTCCCGTGGTACGTGGTGCTAGTGCCTTGTACGGATGATTGGACGGGAGGTAGTCAGCGAGCCCCCACTTGTGCGCCAGATACCCCTCGACCAGCAGACGGTCCGTATCACTGAGCGATTCGGAAGCGATCACGACCTCTGCGACCGAGCCCTTGTACGGGTAAAACGCAGCCGTTGTGCCGTTGGCATCACCAATCGCGGAACCAATCCCCTGATACAGCGACGCGACGGTCGAAGTCGTTTTCAGGGTGCCGTCCGTGAACACCCGCCAACCACCCGTGCCGGCGGTCGATAGTGACTCGATCATCAGATGCCGGTCCGGGAGTGCCACATCACTCATCAACCCGGCTCCCGCGCCGGTACACGCGCCCCCGGTTGCCGACCCATTGAAGGGGTTGATCCGGTCTGCGTTACTACCCCCCACGCAGGTCTGATGGCATGTCAGAAGGAACCGGCCCGCCGCCCCAGAAGCCCAACCGCCAAACACCGCCCGGAACGCGGTTGTCGCACCCTTGATCGCCCGGAAAACGATGAACAGGGAATGATCGACTTGCAGCAAGGGGGCTGATGCCTGAAGCACATCGTCCACCCCATCGAACTCGGCCACCTTCAGCCCCCCACCGAAGGTAATTAGGTGCTGTGGTCTGCGCGACGCAGGCCCCGTCAGGTTGTACCCGTTCCCGCTCTTGTCCGTCGCCCCCAGAATGAACCCGGAGTCGAGCGTAAGCGACGCGGCGTCCGAGAAGTCGTACCACGCCCGGAGAGACGACAGCAAATCCGGGGTCCACAGTGCCACCGCTCAGCCCTCCGTGATCGTCTGAGACACGACGGTTGCCAAGGCCCCTTCGACGAACGAGGCGTTGTCCACGATGATCGCCGCGCCGGACCCGACCGTCCCCACGTCAGCGTCGCACACGTCAGCGTCTGAGGCGTCCGCGTACCGTCCCCACGTCGGGGTTCCCGTGACCGCGATCATGCCTGGGGAGACCGCTGCGCCGGTCCAGACGCCGTTCGCTACCGTGCCCGAGGGATCGGGGATGTCCATTTCCAAGAGCATGACCTGATCCGTGATCGCATCGTCCGCCGAGGCCGGGCGTGTGCCGCTGTAGAGGCGCAGGGTGCCCCCAGCCGCCCGGGTGGCAAAGACCTGGGCGCGAGCGGTTTTGACGGGCGTCGTGAAGTCGATGTAGTCGCTCATGGCATGGGCTCAGGGGTGACGTAATCAGAGATGGCCGCGTTTACTGGGTTGCCGGTGTCGTCAAACGCGATGACGTAACAGGGCTCATTGGGGACCAGATCGAACGAATATTCCCCAGCCGCATTGCTCCATGTCTCGCCGTATAGGACGCCGTTCTTGCGAAGGTAGAGCCTCACCTTATGCGATCCGGCCACGCCAAGGCGCGAGACATTGCCGACTACCCGCCGATATTCCGATTTTTTATATGGTGGAGACTCGATGTTGCTGACCGCCTGCCAATGACCCTTGCAACGAACAAGCCTAAGAGTTTTATTAGTCATCGAACCACGGTCCTGTAATGTCTACTTGCATAGAATAAGACGTTTGATCGAGGGTATATAAAGTTCGGCCGGCCAGCTTCCCGTCGAAAACCTCGAAAACAGTACCAATATTAGCTACAAATGGCACACAGTAAGCTCCAGGACTCCAGCCTCGAAGAGCGGTTGTCGAAGACATTACTTCCACATCCGAAAAGCGCAAAAAGCCGCAAACTGGCGAAGCTGACTCGCCCCCTACACCTGGGTTATTCGGATTATGCCCCTGCTGAAATCTTGAGCCCATTTGCGCTGGTCCAACCTGCGCCGTGTTGCGCGGCATGTAATGGGCGGCGTCTCCCGAGGAAGCTCCAAAAGAACTCCATGCCAAAGCCGTGGACGAGGCCGAATCCTGCGAGTTTATCAATGTATTGTATGCGTCCCCAGGGATTGCCCTAATAAACTCCCCGAAGACAAGGTTCCCGTACCATGTCTCATTGCCAGATGCGTCTATAAATAGGTATAAGAATCTTTCATCCGCAATGGCTACCCACGGCCTAGTTGTTGTTGTTGAACTCTTATAAACATACAGACCGCCAGGGACTTGGTCGTCAGTAGGGAATGGTTCTTCTCCTGTGTCAATGTTTGACATCGACACGAATCCACGGGCACGAGCGTTTGTCCCGGCAGTGTCATCCACTCTTAGGTAATGGCGCAGGCCCGACGCCGGCCGGTACACCGCCTTATTGGTACCGGAAAACTCCTTCGTCCATCCAGCCGGGGCCATCTTGGCGGTAATCGTTCCGGTTGCTGTTCCATCCGCGATACCGGAAGCGGCGAACGTGAACGCGGTCGAAGACGTAACCGTAATCCTTTTGTTGCCGTTCAGGCCGGAAGGCGTCGCCCCGGCCACTTGAACCACTGGGCCATAAGTGCCCACGTTGACGAATCCATGGCCCGTAGAGACCGTCGCCGTAGCTACCCCACCGGAAACCACAAGGGACGAAAGGGTCACTGACCCGTAGCCGTTTACCAGAATGGCGTCCAGCAGGGTAATCAGCTCGCCCACCGTGTTGTTGATACCGGACGCCAGGGGAGCGCCCGCTTGCGACGGCAGGTAGAGGTTCGGCAGTGCGGTGTAGGTGCCCATACTTTACCGTATTACAGCTATTCTTTTTCTACAGTCTTAGGCTTTGCAACCCGTTTAACCGGCTCTGCGACAATCTTCTCAGCCGCTTCGAATGGAAAACAGCCAGCCTGAAGGCACGCAGCTACCAACGTATCGGGGACGTCTTTGGGCTCCATAGCGATGAAGCGGATAGCATGTCCGGCGTCATGGACAACTCGTTCTACTGAACTAACTAGTAACATAGACATTCTCCTAAAGATTTACGAGATTATACGTTAAAGGCACGAGTAAATCTACTCCCACTTATAAACTACGGCGCCTACTGGAGCAGTAACACGCGGGGAAATAAGTAAGTAGTCTCCCTGTCCTGACCAGAATCCAGTAAAGGTTGTTTCTTGATCGCCCAACTTAATCTTTGGCGGAGGCGATAGGTGGTACGGGGGCCGCTGGAACCGGAGAAGCGGAACCTGGGGGGATAGTCGAGCCAAATTGGGTGATATTCAGAATAGCCATGAAGCCGCTCCAGGAAAAAAAACCTAGTTTATTTTACTAACGTATATAACTTATGTCAACGAAAAAACGGCGCACTAGGCGCCGGTCTTGCTATTAGCTACGATAAGTTAAACGCTCAGTTGTCTGGGGTGTGCGCCAGGACAGCATCAGCGAGTTCTTGAGACTGTACGCCAAGTCGATCGGACAATGCCTGAATCGCCGCCATATCGTTATTAGCAAGCGCTTCGTCGAGCTTACTCTTTAAGCCAATAATAAGTTCGATAGCAGAATCAGCAACGGTTTCGATTTCATTGACACGAACAATCAGATCTTCAAGGATTTGGGACATAAGGTATACCCTCTTTTGTAAAACAAGCAGCTCGTCTGAACTGCTCAATAAAAATAGTTCTTGGACAAATTTGTTTAGTTTTTTCCGCACGACCTAGGCGCCCTTACGGAACCACCTTCAAACCAAATGGTTTGGACGGCGCTGCAGGCCGCGAGAATTCTAAAGGGTCGGATTTGGGGCCCTCTTGCGTCCCCCAAATAGCATCCTGAATGACAAACGCCGCTTGTATTGTATGGGTGCCCGGAGCAACCCCGCCTACGTCGAGCTGACAAAACGGCTTTCCAGTTCCATCTTTAGGGGCGACTACGAGCTGCCGCGGTGTGGCGTTCAAATACCACGCACAATGAGTTACTTGGGTTGTAGTAGTTGGGTCCGATACCACTGACGGAGCGGCAACTACTAAGCTAGGCATTAAAAACGCCAGAAGAGCAAAAAAAGACTGTTTCAATGTCGTGATCTCCTTTGAAATGAGCCTTAGGTATTATAGAACTATGCAAAAGAAAGAGCAACGAAAAACCGGCGCACTAGGCGCCGGTCTTGTTAGTCACTAATCTCGAAGAGATTAGCCGCGGTAGGTTTCGTACTCAGTTACACGGTCTTCGATGATGTATTCGACCTGAACCCGTATCGCGCCCGCGCCCGCGTCACCGTTCTGGGGAGCGCTAGTTATGGTAAGCCAAGCCCCGCCGGCGGGGACAACCCCGTAGACAGTGCCGTTGTTACTGAGGGGCGGAAGGGTGAACTTCGTTAGCCCAGCGGCCTTGATGTTAGTGGCAGCGAGGTACTTGTCAACGTCTGGGGTGCCAACGTCATCGCCCACTGAAACAGTGTGCGTGCCGGTGTCAGTAGACGCCGTCAGAACATCCATGAAACCGCCGAGGACGCGAGCGCCCTTCGGTAGCCAAATAGCGTTCCGACTTCCAGCCGTCTTAATATCAGCTAGGCCGATGTCGACATAAGCGACAAGGATAGTCTGTCGGTTGATGTTAGGTGTGATAGCCATTATTCAGTCTCCTAGATTAAAGCGCGTAGTTGGTTACACCGGTTGGCAGAGCGTGGTCCACCGCAACAACGCCGAAGTCCTGCTGAGTGTTATCGGCGTATTGATCCGGCCAAACGGACTTACGGAAACCAAACTTGAAGGCCATGGACACAGAATGCATGTTCTCGTAGTCGTCAGTGCCAGTTACCCACTTCGGACCGTCAAGCTCGACCATGCCGAGGGCTTGAGCGCCAAGGAACAGAGTCCGGGTGCCGTCGATAGCGTTGCCTTGGCCCCACTTGGTTGTGGCGCGGATGGTGCTATAGACATAGCGGTGGGAAATTAGGAGGATACCGTCGACGAGATAGGCTTCAGCGCCCTTGAACAGTACGTTGCCTTCGCCGCGAGCAAGGGCTTCACGCCAGTTCTTCTGGAAGGTTTCGTCCTTCTTCAGTGCGCCGAGGGTACGCGGGTGGACCAGACAGATGTACAGGTCTTGGCCGTTGCCCCAAGTACCGCGAAGGGGCTTAACGCGCATCAGCGGCAGTTCGGTACGCATGTCGATGAACATGTTCCAAGTGGGGATGTCGGTAGCTGCAACAGCAGTCGTGTCACCAACCTGCAGGGTATTGCCGTTAGCGTCTACGTCCCAACGGAAGTGGCGCTTGCTGGAAGGAGCAGTTACGTCCTTAGCGAAGCGAGCAGTCGGAAACTGAGAATCACGAACAGAGCCGTCGAGTTCGGTACCGAAGGGGATACCAGACAGGACGTTCATCATAAGCTTGTTCTTGATGTCGATAGCCCAGTAAGAGAGCTGGTCAGAAGCTTGGTCAGCGAACTGAACCCAGCTAGACCGGTCGGCCATGCGACCTTCGTTCTTGAACGCCTTCCGGAATTGGTCGAAGGTGACGCTCAGGTCATAAGAAGTGATACCAACTTCGTGGTCCTTCAGTCGGTTGTCGCCAACCACACCGTAAGTGGTGTCATCCGGAACCAGGGTCATGATGGCTTCGTAGCCCCAAGTCGTATTCTTCAGGTCAGTAATGCGGTGTACAGCAGCGTCTCCGCCATTGCTGGCAAGCTGATCCGCAAGAGAGTATGTGCGGAGGGTTTTGTGGACCTTCTTCTCGAAATATTCGATATCGCGAGTGTTCAGGCCGATGTTAAAGGTCGTAGCCATATATCAGGACTCCAAAAAAGGTTTAAAAATTCGGTTTAGAAATTTCCAGCGAATGATAACCTTTGGAATTCCAATGTGTCAATAGTTTTTAGTGAATAAAAATGAAAGATGGGGCGTTAACCCCATCTTTACCCTCATTTACTCTCCGTAGCGGAGCAATGCTTCTTCGATCTTAGCCAAATCCCCGTCAGGAATACGCATAAACTCGTCGATGCTCATCTTACCGAAGTCGAACTTATCGACGATGGACTTACCAGTATCGGACGACCCAGCATTAGTAAGGTCTGGGGGAATACTCTTCGCAGCTTCAACGTTGCGTTTAACTGCTTCCGGTTTCCGCTCTTCCTTCTTCTGAAGTTCGGGCGGCGGAGTTGGTTCCTCGGTCTTGGGCGGAGTACGCCTGGACATAGGAAGCATATTGTACTCAGTTGTGACCACTTTGACGGCTTTGATCAGCGCTTTCGCCGGATCCATACCGCCTTTGATCAGCGGTTGGTAGTACTCATACACTTCCTGGATCGCTACTTCGTTAGCGTTCTGGCCAGAAGCATCCAGTTCCGGGAAGTCTTCCAGGATCTTAAGCCGGGTCTGTTCGAAAGCAAGTGCGGCTTTCGTCTCAGCCACAGAGCGACCTACCAGGTCCTCTGTAGCAGGAGGCTTGAGCATTTCAGCTCGTGCTTCGATCTGGAACGAGTTGTACTGACGCTCGACCTGGCGAAGCTCACGCGCCAGCGCAGCGACCTTAGTCGGGTCCTTCACTTCCGCGTCTTCAATTGCGTTCTCAAGCTCCTGAATACGAGCCGCGAAACTCTGATCGATCTGCTCATAAGTCGGGCCTTGTTCGACCTGTTGTTCCTTAGCTTCGATCGCCTTAGCAAGCGAATCCAGTTTCTTCTGCTGTGCGGCAGACGTCACACTAAGTGTGTTGAGCCGCTTAAGCAGCGAATTCCGCTCTTCCTGAAGCCGAGCCAATTCCGCCGATAGATCGGTCTGCTTAGCCGCTACCTCGGTAACGTTCTCTGGCTGTACAGGCGGAGTAGCTGGCGGTTCTGCATCCTTAGGCGGTGCAGAAGGTTCGTCACTCTGGAGCTTGTTCAGAGCGTCTGCGGTAGGGGTATCTAAATCGATATCATCGAAATTAATAGGCACGGTTTAATTCCTCCTTAGGAGTCGGTAATTTCGCTAAAACAGCGTGAAGTTCAGGGAAAATGTAGTTAGTCTCGACAAATTCGTACTGTGTATCAGCGGACAAAAAGGCGACGTAACAGTCGTCTTCTTGTACGACGTGGCAGATTTTGTTTTTGTCTTTGAGAGTTGCTACGGGAACATGTTCTTGGCCGTATATATCCACGAACTTTGCGTGGGGTTTAACTTCTGAGAACATAAATCTCCTTAATTGTGCATGTATGATCGTGTTGCCTCGTCAATCTGACGCTGTCTGAAAGCTTCTAGAGCAGGGTGAACAGGCATCGTACCTGTCGCTGCGTATAGTGCGCGTTCATACTCCATATGAGCCATCCTCGCGTTTGACTCAGCAATGTCTTGACGTAGACGAGCAATTTCTAAGTCGTAATCACGTAAAATGGTTTCGTCCGGTTTTAATAATCTGCTCATAGATAGTCCCTCCATAGGTCTATGTTTATAGCATAGACCTATTTCAAGGGAAAAGCCAATGATATTTATCAGTCAGTCGTTTTTGGCTGCTCTTTTTTCGCTGCACGTAGTTTTTCAAGCTCTATCTTGTTCTTTTCGCGCAAGAATTCAAGTTCTTCTTCGCGCTTAGTACGTTCAAATTCAAGTTGCTCTTCGTACCTACGGCGTTCATACTCAAGTTGAATTTCAAGCATACGTTGTTTATTAGACGCGGCTGCTTCTTCCTGTTCCTGTTTTTGATTAGCAGCTTGTCTGGTAATGGCAAGCTGCTCTTCCGTCTCACGTGCTCTCTGAAGTGCTAGTTCTTGAGTAAGGCCTATTTTACTCTGAGCCTGTGCATCTAGCAACTGTAATTTAAGCATCGCTTCCTGGACTTTGATGTCGTCGATGCGCTTGTCGTCTGGTTCACCAGTCTTCTGTGCTTCGACCAGAGCCTTCTGCGCTTGCGCTTGTTTGACCTGAGCGCTGGCTTCTTTATCCATAGCCTGGGCTTCCATAACCCGCTGTTCAAGCTGCATACGTGCTTGCTCTTCTTCGGACGGACCACCTGCGCCTTCCTGCTGTTGCAACATTGCAACAAGTTCTTCGCGGTCTTCAAGAACGGTAAGCGAATTGATGACCTTGGACCAGGGAAGCGGAGCGCCGTTGCGAATCATGTCCACCATGTAAGCGACTTGCTCTTGGTCGTAAGAATCACGTGCCTTCACATCGGTGATGATGATGCCGTATTCACCTAACGTTACGTCATTAAGGAACGTTCCATCGGGCTGAGGTACGTTGATCTCTACTGTTTCGGGCTGGGATGTACGGCCGCGGCCAGTTATGTGGTACATACGTTGTTCGGTCACGAACTGCTGCACGATATCGAGCCAGTTGCGCGCTAGTGTCCTACGAGTCTGGTCAAGTGACACGTAAATCGGCGACAGGGCGGTAGACCCCTTCTGGCCTTTAGCCTGGATAGCCACACCGGACACATCTGCGCGGTCAAGCCCTTGCATACTCTCACTCACCAGCGAGATCTGCTGCATGACTTCGCCCGCTTTATAGGAAAGCCGATCTAACCCAGTAGGAACCTGGTTAGGTTGCAGTTTTTCGATGTCGGATGCCGCGGTGTTGTATTCAATTACAATCCCGTCCTCGCCGCCACGCTCTTCTAACTGCGCAAGAGTCATGTTAGTAAGAGAGCCTTTCTTCACTTTGAAGCCGGAGTTTGCAATCCCCGCCACGATGTGAAGTTCCTGCGATAAGGTTTTGTTTAATAAGTCCTGCGGACTGATTAAGTGCTGCACTACGCCACTTGGACGGCCGCCAATGAGGAACGGAAAATACGGAATCGGCGTAAAATGCCGAAGCGGGCTCATGGCCTGGAACAATTTAAGCTCGCCAACTGACGTAGTCCACTCGATCTTCTTGACGCGCTTGTCGATTACTTCGTACCCGTATTGAGCAATAGCCAACTCAATGCGTTCGCGGTCCCAGTGTTGCGGGATCTCACGTACTTCGCCCGTATTAGGTTCTACGAAGCACTTCACCCGTTTATACACCCAATTCTGACGCTCTATGACCCTCAGAAGCCTGTGTTTTGCCCGCAGAGTCTCCCCTGAGGACGCATCCGAGTACAATGGAGTACCAAATTGGTCGCGCCGCCAGTCAGCATACTCGGCAGAAGCCTCAAAAGTATCCGCAAAAGTCGAAATATCCTTGATCGGAACGCCGTAAAGTTCGCTAATATCGTAGCTGGACAGCCATTTTGTGATTATAACGCCGGTCCAATCGTCGGGATCGTACCCAGCACTCTCTGGATAGAGCAAAACGTCCTTACTATTCAGGTATGAGAGCTTTGGTTCTCCCTTGAAAGTATCATCGAAAGACACCCGAAGGTCCAAAAAGCCTCTAGAACGGATAACTCCGTCCCAGAAAGCCATGGATTCCTTCCAATCGAGGTTCTGAACTTGCGAAAAGTTCAGCCAGAGCTTGTCCAGCGTAGAAGCAGTGCTTGGGTCGCCGCCCGCACCGGCTCGGAAGGAGATATCTCCTCTCCGCTGGATCTCTTCACCAGCTAAGGTAGCAAAAACCGGCAGAATTTTGTTGATTGTAAGGGCTGGTTTACGTCTACGCTTCAGGACAGCGAGGGTTTTTTCGTCCCATTGGTCCCCTAAAGTATAAGCATCGGCCTTTTCAGCCTGTTCTACGAACGTTTTGTGCCCGTTATCACGGCAATATTCGTACGCTTCCCGGTTTTCGCGAGCAATGTCTCTATCGTTAGCCATTACCAGATCCCATTACCACTGAATTTAACCGGACCAGAGTTCCATTCCAACTGTTTCGTCTCAACATAAGCATCGTGCAGCGCACTTAGCCACGTCGCTTCGACTGATTGGAACCGCCCTGGGTCGAAATGTTCGGCCTCTGAGGCCTTCATAGCGTACATCGCGGCGCCAAAAGGCAGAAAAGTCTGCCAGCGCATGTCCACCGAAGGCTCGTCTTGGAGGGACTCCATCGCATTTTCTGGCATGTGCACCATACTTATGTCGATGATATAGGCCTTATCGGGCGTCGGAATTAGTTCTCCGTACCCAGTACGAGATCCTAAGGCAATTCCAGCAGGCATATAGTTAGGCAGGTACCGCGGAATGGTGTCCACACGATCGGATTGAACCTGCCCTTCCCGCATATTGTTCGGGTCATCCGGATCCGTAATCCACACACGTTTGACTTCGAGGACCTTGATACGTCCGTCAGCGGTCAGGTCGAGCCAGGGACTGTTGATCGTGGCGTAGTACCGTTTTACGGACGTCAGAACTTTCTGCTTGCAAAGCTCTATCTCGGCCTGATTAAGGTACGAAATTAACTCTGTGTCAGAAACGAAGTACGGAGCAACAGAGTCGTCCGAGATCCGGCGCGTACGAGCTAGAAGCTCAGAAAGTTGTAGTGCTTGCATGCATTATTCACCAGAGAAGTTGTCTAGAACTGGCTCCTTCGCCTTTGTAAAATTACTAATACGGACCCCAGGCGCAACGAGATCCGGGTCAATCGGCGCATCGCGCTTGATGTTGCCCCACACACTCAGGAGGCCGGATACGAGGGTTACCCCGGCGAATACCAGTTCTGTCGCCATCGTGGCATCGATCGAATACCCGGCAATAGATGCGGCCGCAACGGCTACGGTGACGAGTGCGCCTAACTGTGCTTTTGAGGTCCACCACGGTTTCGCGGGGGTTGGCGTTACAATAACAGGATCTTCGGGCTTAGACGCCAGATACGTCTCGTACGCAGCCGCGGTTTGAGGGCCCCAAATGCCGTCTACCACTACCGTATAACCGGCTTCTTTCAGTTTCTGTTGGATTAGCAGGGTTTCCTGCTTAGAAAAACGGGCGGTTTCCATAGGCGTTCTCTATTAAAGTTCGGTCCTGGTATTTTACTCTACAGGTTTTAGTTTTACAACAGTGAACAAACCCTGTAAAATCATATCATTTGGGAGGCTTTAAACATGAATAAATGCCTTATGGCGGCGATAACCCTCTGTTGGCCGAAGACCTTACGGCCAAATACCGTCGAATTCGAGATCCAAATGATTTCGATGCAGATGGAACTCATACGCTGTTACACGAAGAACATGCGACCTAAGGCAAAAGAACGGGCAGCGAACACGCTTGAGTTCCTGCACCACAAGAGACGATGGTTACAAGGGCGACGTTAATATTATTCTGCATCCTTCAATTTTGGTCGGGCGGAGATTTAGACATGGTTACTAAAATCAAGGAAACCGGGCTGGCGTCGTACTACGCCGATAAGTTCATCGGATGTAGTACTGCGAACGGCGACAAATTTGACCAAGAACTTTATACCGCGGCACACAAGACGCTTCCGTTTGGGACGACTGTGCGCGTGAAGAACCTGGAAAACAACAAGACCGTCTTCGTCACCATCAATGACCGCGGCCCATTTGTCAAAGGCCGGGTCATTGATCTGTCGAAAGTCGCCGCCCGAGATCTGGGCATGCTCGAAGATGGTATCGTCAAAGTTTCGGTCGAAATCGTTTAACGCAGTTCAATTCGCCAGTCAGTAGTTAGAGACACCACACCACTGTACATCAGTGACAGTAACGCCTCATGGACATCCATGTCCGGAGTACCCCGTTCGATGCCAGCTTGTACAAGGACGAGCGCCGGCATGGACTTAGTACTACGTTGTTCGAGGATTTTAATCAGTTGTTGTTTGTCCGAATCAATGCTGGGCACTAGTCAGTACCTCGTACTAAGTGCATTGAACCGCCTTTATCGACAACTGCCGTGCAGTTCTCAACCCAATCGCCACAGTTCACATAAAGCCCTTCAACCTTCGGTACGTGGATGTGCCCGGTGATAGCGCCGGAATACCCGCGTTCGTGCGCGTAATTAAGCGCTGCCTCTTGGAAATTATCCATGGCGTTCACTGCTTGCTTCGCTGTGCTTTTCGCCCACATGCTGAAACTCCACGGTTTTAGGCCGAGCTTCTTCCGCAGCCATAGGTTGCGCTCGTTTATCTCCAGAGACAGGTCATAGAAGAACGCGCCTACTAGTTGGACCCACCGTTGTTTGGCCACCGCTCGATCCAGGACGTCGCCATGGAAGATTAAGTAGGCATTCCCGTCCGTGCCGGTATAGGCAACTTCACGTTCGATTCGGATGCCAGCAAAGTCGTCTCCTACGTACGGCAGGAGAACGGCGTCGTGGTTACCCACAACGTACGTCACTTTCTTGTCCCGGGCGAGCTTCACGAGTTTGTGGGCAACCGCTTCGTCGGTACGAGACCAGCTCAAATTACGGCGGAAACAAAAAAAGTCAATGATATCTCCTACGAGATAAATTTCCTCGGTGTCTGTTTTTCGCAACAGTTCAAGAAGGCGCTCCGACTTAGACATTTTGTTCCCGAGATGAGTGTCGGAGATGAAAAGCGCCTTCCCCTTTATAGTTTTCGAGACAGCATCAATGTCACGCATTGGTGGGGTTCCTTTTTGTCGGTTTTTAGTGCACTGTGCCAACAAACTGCGAGCTAAAATCGATTTGCGGGGGCGGGGTGGTATGGAGGGAAGGGGTAGAGGCTTCGCGCGCTTTTTTTGCTCTTTTTGTTAGCAGATCTTCAGGTTTGCAATTGTAGAAGTTCGCTACGGCCTGAGCGGCCTCTAATTCAGTGGGGTAATAGCCCAGAGACTTCTGCCCCGCTGATCCACCCGCTCTTGCTCGCCAAGGACGAGACAAGTTAAGAGGCTTCGCGAAATAAACTCCCTTGTACTCGGATGCTATTTTTGCCGGGGGCAGTTCCCTGCGCAAAAGATACGCTTCCAGCGCACAAGTTCGCGCCGCCACGGCATCGCCGATATTATCAAAAAACCCTAAATGGTAGTATACGCCACCAAGCCTTATCGATGCTCTCCACTTCTGCTCGCGCTTAATCCAAGAAACCCCCTTGTAACCGCTTTTGTTGTTCGCCCGGGCCGGAGCAGTAAGCACAGTCAGCGCCGCCTTCATCCGCGATTCTTCCGTCCATACCCTCCCAAAAGCTCCTTCACCACCTTTGGTCAGATTGTACCCGTAGTAATAAGACTTCCTGTCCGCGATCACCCATTTTTCGAACGCACTGAGGACGTCTTTAGGGATCCCAGTGTACAGGACTCGCATAGTAAAATGCTCAATGCCGTACTTCTTAAATGCGGCATAGATGCCTTTACATTCTAAGCCGCGTTCCATTTTGACCCGAAAAGCACTGTGGTAATCCCTCCAACGCTTTTTTATGTTGACGGTCTTCCCGTGGTACGGCTTATCCGAGAACGGACTAGTTATTTCATAGATCATACCGCGTGCATCGGGGTACAGATTAATAGCTCCAAAGAAATCGAGCTTCATGGTTCACCTCTTGTTGTTGGGAGTGCGTAGTATTTCATGGAAGGTAGTTTTCGGCAATCGGAAATACCTATCGCGGGGGGTTTTTCACAAGGGCGTGAGAATAGGCATAGGAAGCCGAGGCTTTGATAGGTTTTATCTATCAAACTACGCCTTTCACTCGCTTGAAGCTATTGCCCCAGTAAAAGTGCACTAAAAGAGGGCAAAAACTACCAAAAGGGCCTGAGAAATTTTTGTACAGGTGTTATTTTGTTCAATGTTTTCTAGTTTGTAACCTCTGTAACCTATAATTTACCCGAGGTTACACTCCTAAGTTCTTGATTCACTATATAATATATACTATTTGTAACTGTAACTGATTTTTTTATTAATATTTAAATCAATTTTTATTTTTATTATTTTATTTCTAATTCTTATTAGTTTTTAGGTACGGTTACAAAATCAGCCAAAAAAACCCTTTTCTCCTTAGTAATCAAAGGTTAAGCGCTGTAACCTCAATTTATTCTTGGTTACACGCTTATCTTGTTGTTTCTATTAAGACGCCATAAAGGTCTTTCCTTCGCTCGCATTAGTTAGATATTCGTCCATAAATGCTTCGTACCAAGACTTCTCAACTTTGGCTGTTCCTGACGGGTTATCCGGTAATGAGTACTTAGCAGCCATGATGGTCAGCCACGCTGCAGCGTCCACTTGGTCGTCGGTTTTGGTAGACCCGAACCGAGTCAGCTCCTGAACGAACTCGTTCCATGAGTCATCGTCCGGTACGTACACCATTCCAGCCTTGGCTAGCGCCTGCAACTGTCTAGCACGTACGAACTTGTCAGAGATAGGCTTCAACGCATCCTTGCCCTCAGCTAGCAGGATGAACTTGTTCTGTTCCCGCATCTTCCTCTTCAAAATCGGGTGAAGCGCCATCTCCAAGTGTGTACGTTCAATGCCGGTGATGATAGCGTCATGCTTCAAGTGAAGGTCCATCACCATGTCCGCTACTTTCTCCAGGTCACCGAAGCGGCCGCGGATCCTC